AATTCATATTTTGGAAAAAGTGTATCACTATCTGGTGATGGAAGCACCTTAGTGATCGGATCAACAGTTGATTCTGGCCAGAGCGGTTTGCTTTCTGGAGCAGTCTATGTCTATACAAGGTCTGGATCGACTTGGACTCAGCAAGCTAAGATTTTCGATTCGGCTGGGGTTGCAAATGATAGATTCGGAGATTCTGTATCAATTTCAAATGATGGAAACACGATTGCGGTAACGTCTCCGCAAGTATACATCGGAGAAGCTACAGATGGAGGATCTCCAAATAGAGGAGCGGCTTATATTCATACACGTTCCGGATCAACTTGGACTCAGCAAGCTAAACTTCCCGGATCAAAGCAAAAAAGAAATCCAAGCACCTCTAAAGTTTATCTATCTAAAGATGGGAATACTCTTCTATTTGCTTTTACAGGATCGTTCGTTCTTGGACCTCAGGCGATCTCAGGTGGAGGAATTGCATTTGTTTATTCGAGAGCAGGAAATGTATTTTCAGAGATTCGATATATCAACGATCCAGGCGGCGAGTCATTCTCAGGATTTGGAACAGATATTGCAATTTCTTTTGACGGTCAGTTCTTGATTATTGGAGCTCCTGATGAAGATGGAGATGCAGGCGGAACAACAGATAACGGCGTGATTTACACATCAGTGAGATAAAATGAAATATATCAGAAAATCAGATAAACAATATCCATTCACAGAAATGGAAATTCGTATGTCATATCCTCATGTTTCTTTTGGATCGACTTTTGTTCCTCCACCGGAATTTGCAGAGGTCGTTGCAAAAGAACCTCCGAGCTTTGATCCTTATTCTCAAATCTTGATTGAAAAAGCTCCAAAGCTATATCGAGGAGTATATTCTCAGCAATGGGAAGTTCTTGATCTAGATCAAAGAACAATTCAGGAGAATGCGATCAAAAGAATCGATGCAATGAAGGACAGTTATATGTCAGCTGTCCAGTTGCATATGGATTCGGAAGCAAAGAAGAAAGGTTATGATAACATCCTTTCAGCATGCACTTATGCTAACTCGACGATTCCTAAGTTCAAAGCAGAAGGAAAAGCAGCAGTTCTATGGAGAGATCAAATCTGGGACTATTGCTTCGTGAATATTCAATCAATGCAAGATGGAACTAGATCTCTCCCGAAGGATATCCAGTCATTCATCGAAGAGCTTCCTAAAATCAATTGGTAAGGAGAAAGATATGAAGAATTTTATTCTAGATGCCGTATATGATCTCAGAAAACTTCTTCAGACAATTCTTAGAACGATTTTCAGAATCGCCGCAGGAATTGTGATTATCTTTGTTTGTATGATTGCAGATCTACTCTGCTATATCTGGATGATTCCATCTATGATTATTGATGGACCTCGTTGGTGGAAAATTGCAGTAGGAAAAGATCAAGCTTTCAATGCAGCAATCGGAGGATTTGAGGATGAAACTCTTTCTTCGAGAGCGGCAAGATCTCAACTCAGAGGAGAAAGATGGGGATGCTATCTCTGCAAATTCCTTGATGTTGTTGATAAGAATCACTGTAAAAAATCTCTTGGACGATGATCTAAGTAAATCGTTCACATAAGGAATTCAACATGACAGCAATCGTTACTAGCACTCTTAGAATCAAGAATGCCAGACTGATGAAAGATCTTTTCGTCGATCCGGCAAATTCACTGTATCTTTTCGTTTCAAAGCCATCTGCATGGGCAGATGAAGCAGTTCCAACAGCTCCGACAGATTCTCTTGTTTTTGAGAAGATGGCTCGAGATGAGATGATGACACTCAGAAAAGTTGCCTCGCTTGAAGTAACTCAGTCATTTTTCAGAATCAACTGGACAGCTGGCCGATATTACGACATGTATCGTAACGATTATGACAACATCAAGTTGAATGGTGTTGATCTTGTGACTGGAGCCGATACTCCAAGAAATGGTCTTTCCAATGCCAATTTCTATGTTGTCAATTCTGATTTCAATGTATACAAATGCATTTCAAATAACAACGGAGCAGCATCAACAGTCGAACCAACAGGAACATCTGCGAACATCTTTATGACTGCAGATGGATATCGATGGAAGTACATGCTTACAATCAACTCCGCTGATGTTCTCAGATTCGAATCTGCAAACTTCCTCCCTGTTCAGTCATTCAAGACATCTCCGGGATCTTCCTCTCCATATTACAATCAATATCTTGTTCAGTCAACCGCTATTCCAGGAACAATTGATGTGATTGAAATTGCTTCATCCGGAACTGGATATGCAACGTCTTCAACTCTTCCTGTTGAAATCATCGGTGATGGAACAGGAGCAACTGCAACTGCAACTACCGACGCCCTCGGAAGAATCGAATCTATCAATATCACGAATGTTGGAACCGGATACACATACGCGATTGCAAAACCAACTGGAACAAATGTTTCTCCTGCCATCTTGACACCGATTGTATCACCCAAGAACGGTCATGGATACGATCCAATTGAAGAATTGTTTGCATACTATGTCACTGTATCTGCATCGATCGGAGATGATCTGTCAGAAGATACTCTGAAAGAAAACGAATATCGAATTCTTGGGTTGATTCTGAATCCTAAAGTTTATGGATCTCAGACACTTCTAACATCTCAGACTGCCAATGCTCTTCGAGGAATTTCAATCGCAGGTGGAGTATCTGGGTCTTTTGTTGATGATGAGAACCTCATCAGCGAAGGAAGTACAAAAGGAACTTTTGTTTCTTATTCTCCTACTTCAAAGATTCTGAAGTATGTCAGAAATCCGTCCAATATCGGTCCAGATTTTTCTGTTTCTCAGACTGTCACAGGATCAACCTCATCTGCAACCGGAATTATCACAGGAATTCAAAATCCAGAAGTAGATACAAATTCTGGTGATATCATCTATGTCGAGACTAGACGTCCAATTTATCGTTCTATCTCACAAAAAGAAGAGATGAGAATTACGATCGAGACATAATGGCTGTAGCAAAGAAAAAAGATACTGGATATCAAGGAAATGCCTTCCTCAAGAAAGTTGGGGAAGTCATTGAATTTACAGACGAGCAATCGGATGAATATGCCAAGTGCTCAGAGTCTGTCGAGTATTTTTTGGAAAACTACGCAAAAATTATCTCACTTGATGATGGGATTGTCAAATTCAAGCCTTTCCCTTATCAGAAAAAGATCCTGAAGGCCATTCAGGGTAATCGGAAGGTTCTAGTTAAACTATTCAGACAATCAGGCAAATCAACTGTTGTTGCTGGATACGTTGCTTGGTATTGTCTATTTGCAACTCAACCCGTTCATGCTTGTATTCTAGCAAACAAGATGTCAATCGCTCGAGAAATTTTCTCGAGAGTTCAGATGATCATTGAATTGTGTCCAAAATGGATGCAACAAGGGATCAAAGAATGGAACAAGACATCTTTCGAACTGGAAAACGATGCAATCTGCTTCTGCGCACCAACATCGCCATCTGCAGTTCGCGGAAAATCGATCTCTCTTCTGGTTCTTGATGAGTTTGCATTCCTTGGTGGAAATATGGCCGATGAGTTCATTGCATCTGTCTTCCCGACGATTTCATCTTCTCAAACATCAAAGCTAGTCATCGTCTCAACCCCGAAGGGATTGAACCATTATTACAAGATGTGGGTAGAGGCAGAATCTGGTTTGAATGGATTCGTAGCTGTTCAGGGACATTGGTATGAACACCCGAAACGTGATGAGAAATGGCTAGAAGAGCAGAGGCTGATTCTCGGTGACGTCAAATTCCATCAGGAAATTCTATGTGAGTTCCTTGGATCATCGAACACTCTGATCAAAGGCGAGAAGATTGCAAAGCTTCCGCTTGCTCAAGCTATTGCAGAGTCAAATGATGGATTCAAATGTTATGAACGACCAAGTAAGAACAAATCTTATGTCATGACTGTTGACGTAGCAGAGGGCGGAGGCGGAGACTTCAGTGCTTTCGTGATTTTCGACATCACGAAGAATCCATTCAAGGTCGTAGCTAGATTCAAGAACAACTCTGTCTATACGCTTGCATATCCAGAGGTCATTGTTCACTATGCCAAGATGTACAACAACGCGTTCGTTCTTGTTGAGACAAATTCGCTTGGACAGCAGGTGGCGGATGCCCTGTTCTATGATCTCGAATATGAGAACATGTATCTCTCGATCAAAGATGACATTACCGATGGATTTGGGTCTAGAGCCGTTCCAGGAGCTAAGACAACCAAGAAAACGAAACAAGTTGGATGCAACACAATCAAAACGATCATTGAAAATGATCAATTAGAAGTTCGAGACGCCGATATCATTTCTGAAATGTCAACATTTGCCAGAAGAGGAAACACGTTCAAAGCCGAAGATGGAAAGAATGATGATTTGATGATGTGTCTTGTGAACTTCGGATATCTTACAACAACGACAGCTTTCAAGAATTTGTTTGATGTCTCTCTCAGACTCGAATTTGTAAAGAATCAGATCAATTCGATTCAAGAAAACGAGCTTCCGATTGGTTTCTTCACAAACGGAACTGAGATTGACGAAACTCCATTCAACTTCTGAAGGCTAAATAGACTGTATTCACAATTCAACAATAAGGATTGCTCATGTCATATTTTCAACTATCACCTGCCGTTGAATTCACCGAAACCGACCTGACGACAGGCGTAACTGCTGTTGCGTCATCGATCGGTGCTTTTGCTGGTGAATTTGAATGGGGCCCTGTCGAAGACGTAATTCAAGTGACTAACGAAGAAGATCTTGTTAGCCGATTTGGCACACCGAACGATAATAACTATTCGGCATTCTATACTGCGTGGAATTTTCTTCAATACACTTCGGATCTGAGACTTGTTCGAGTCAACACATCGGCTCAAAGAAACGCGGTCGTTTCCGGAACTGCTCCAATTATCAAGAATCTCACCGATTGGGAAACTAGATTCCAAGCTGGTTCAAATGGAGTTGGCCTTTTTGCTGCCAAATATCCAGGCATCAAAGGAAATGCTCTGAAGGTTTCTATTGCCGACAGAAATGGATTTGAAAGAACTCTATCTGGAGATGTTACTCTAACTTCTGGCCAGGCGACGATGTCCGGTGTCGGTTCTTTGTTCAGAGACGAAGTTGCTGTCGGGGATACCATCACTTTCACTCTTGCAGGAAGCGACATTCTAAATGCAGGATCTAAAGTAACACTGACTGTTGCATCGATTCAGACAGATACACTTCTGACTTTCTCATCAAATTCTCCTGTCTCTGGTTCTGGACTAACTGCAAGAGCAAGATGGGAATATGCTGATTTGTTTGCCGGAGCTCCGATCGATTCTGATCAAGCTCTTGATAGCGAATGCACGAATGATGGATTGCACGTTGTTATTGTCGATGCGACAGGAGCAATCACAGGAGTTCGCGGACAAGCAGTTGAAGTTCTTGAAAATCTGTCTAAGGCATCGAATGCCAAGAAATTTGACGGAACTGCTGCTTACTACAAGAATGCGTTGCGTGACAGCAAATGGATTTGGTGGATGGATCATCCAGTATCTTCGGATGTAACTGGATCTGGCATTAACATCGGAGCAAAGACATCGCCTGGATCGTTCAAGTCTATCAAACGGCCGCTAACATATCAACTGTCCGGCGGTGTTGATGGATATGGAGCAACTGATGGCGAATTGATGACTGCTTTCTCGATCTTTGCAGATGCTCAGAAGTATGATACATCTTTGCTAATGACAGGCAAAGCGTCAGCAACGGTTGCGAGACACGTTCTTCAGAACGTTGCAGAAGTTAGACGCGATGCTGTTGCATTTATCTCGCCTGTCAAGTACACCGACAATTCAATTATCGTCGGAGATACTTCAGAGGCGATTGATCAACTCATTGCATTCAGAAATCAATTGAATAATTCAACATATGGTTTCTTGGATTCTGGCTACAAATATCAATACGATAAGTTCAATGACGTATATCGTTGGATTCCGCTGAACGGCGACGTTGCTGGTGTTGTTGCAAGATCAATCTATAACGCAAACGAATGGGCTGCTCCTGCTGGTTTCAACAGAGGCTCTGTTAAGAACGTCACAAGACTCGCGACGAACCCAAACAAAGCTCAACGAGATAGATTGTTCCAGGCTTCCGTGAACTTCGTTGTTTCATTCCCGAACTCAGGTCCGATTCTGTTCTCTGACAAGACTCTGCTCGACAGACCATCGGATTTTGATGCAATCGGAATCAGAATGTTGTTCATTCTCATGGAAAAGGCTATTGCATCGTCTGCTAGATTCTTCCTGTTCGAACAAAATAACGAACTGACACGCAAATTGTTCGTATCGATGATTACACCATTCTTGAGAGATATTCAAGGAAGAGGCGGATTGACGGACTTTTATGTTGACGTTAGCGACGCAGTCAATACTCCGACAGTTGTTCAAAGCAAGACTTTTGCTGCAAACATCTACGTGAAGACGACTAAGTCGATCAGATTCATCAAACTGAACTTCATTGCAACACCAGAAGGCGTGTCGTTCTCGGAAATCACTGGTAGATAATCTCTAAGAAGGACAAGACAAAATGGCAAATATTTCAGGCTTTCGCTCTACGCTGAAGACTGGTCTTGTCCGCCCGAATACTTTCCGGGTGGACTTGACATTCCCAGCATACGTCACGGATGGAATCCAAGCAGCTCAGCTTGGACAATTTCACTGCAAAGCTGCATCGCTTCCAGAAAGCACTATCCCTCCTGTTCCTGTCTTCTACCAAGGAAGAGCAGTGAACGTGGCTGGTGAGCGAGAATTTCAACCTTGGTCGATTGCAGTGTATAACGAAAACTTCCAGATTCGAGATGCGTTTGAAAGATGGATGCATGGGATCAACGATCTCGGCGACAATACCGGGATTGTATCACCTCTGCAATATCAAACTGACCTCTTCGTGAATCAACTCGATAGAGCCGGCGATGTACTCAAAACATATCGACTAGTCGATGCAATGCCAATCAATATTTCACCGATTCAGCTTGATTTCGAAGCTAACAATCAGGTTGAAATTTTCGAAGTGACATTCGCATACAACTATTACGAGTCTTCTGGAATTAATAGCACGCTCGGATTCGGCGGTCTATAATCTAAGCTAGATAAGCATTCGAAAGCCGGGAAATTTCCCGGCTTTCTTTTTGCTCTCTAAGTAAAAGAAACAAAAGACAATCATATGAGTAACTGGACTTTTCAAGGATCTGAAATCGAAACTCTACCAGAAGACTGTATCGGATTCGTTTATCTGATTACAAATCTAGTTTCTGGCAAGAAATACATCGGGAAGAAACAAGCTTTCTTCACGAGAAAGGCTATGAAGACTGTCGTCCTGAAAAGTGGAGTCAAGAAGAAAAAGAAAGTCACAATCAAGAAAGATTCTGATTGGAGAACATATTTCGGATCGAACGATGCATTGAACAAGGATGTTGAATTACTCGGTCAAGAAAACTTCAAAAGAGAGATTCTGAAGATTTGCAAGACAAAGACTGAATGTTCTTACTATGAAGCAAAATATCAGTTTGAATTTGACGTTCTTTTGAACCCCGATATGTACTACAACTCTTGGATTATGGTTCGTGTCAGAGCATCTAACATCAAGGAGACTTCAGATGAAGAGTGATGTTGTCGAATTTTTTGATAGCAATCGCTATCTGTTTACGTCAATCATGAGGGAAATGATTTCCCGCGGATTTATCTGGAACCCTTGCATGATCAAAGAAACAAGAGAAACTGGAATCAAAGGATATTTCATCAAGAGCTATCCTTCAAATGGAGATAATCAATGAGTTGGTGGAGTAAACCTCTTGGCTTTGTAATCAGAAAGCCAGAAGAAGAAAAAAGAGAAGTATCAATTGTTCCGAAGGATCAAAACGACGGCGCAGTTGAGCAAGTTACTTCCGGAGCTGGTTTCTATGGATACAACTACGGATTTGAATTCGTAGCTAAGAATGAAATCGAACTCATTAGCAAATATCGTCAGATTCAACTTCTTCCTGAACTAGACTCTGCGATCGAAGATATCGTATCCGAAGCAATTGCCGTTGAAGAGTTTGATGAAGAACCAATCAGAATCAACATCAGAGCCGAAGAAGAAGAAATCCCAGAGCAAGTTCGAGAAATCATTGCAGAAGAATTTAAGAATGTCCTGAGTGTGATGGATTTTCAAAACATGGGACATGACATCTTCAGACAATGGTATGTCGATGGAAGAATCTACTTCCATCTGATTGTTGATGAATCTGATCTGTCAAAAGGAATCCGCGAAGCAAGAATTGTCGATCCGAGAAAAATCAAGAAAGTCAGACAGATTGAAAAAGAGAGAACTGCAGAGGGACTTGATGTTGTGACGAATGTTGAAGAGTTTTTTATCTTCAACGATCTCGGAATTACGAATAATCAGGGTGCAAAGCTATCGGTCGATACTGTAGCATATACGCCTTCTGGATTGGTTGATGAGAACAATCAGGTTATCAGCTATCTCCATAAAGCAATCAAGCCAGCAAATATGCTCCGCTCGATGGAAGATGCAATGCTGATCTATCAGATGACAAGAGCTCCTGATCGTCGAGTTTTCTATGTTGACGTGTCTGGTATGCAAAAGACAAAAGCCGAGCAGTATCTCAAAGATGTAATGACTCGCTATAAGAACAAAGTCGTCTACAACTCTGCAACAGGCGAAGTCAGAGACGATAGAAATCACATCTCGATGCTTGAAGATTTCTGGATGCCAAGACAAAGCTCAGGCAGAGGAACTGAAATCACAACTCTTCAAGGAGCGCAAGTTCAGGGACAAATTGAAGCCCTGATGGCATACAAAGACAAACTTGCTAAAGCTCTGAATGTTCCTCTCTCGAGAATGATGAGTGATACTCCATTCAACGTCGGTCGTTCGATGGAAATTACAAGAGACGAAGTGAAGTTTGCAAAGTTTATCAAGAGACTTCGCAGAAAGTTCTGCGATACTTTCAATCAGATCCTTCGTGTCCAGCTGATCGTCAAAGGAATTATCTCTCCGGAAGACTGGGAGTTTATCAAGACTAGAATTCAATACGAATTTGTTTCAGATAATAACTTTGCAGAACTTAGAGATAATGAAGTATTGCAACAACGGCTTTCGATGTATGAAGAAATCTCTCCTTTGATTGGTGTCTACTTCTCAGAAGAATATGCTAAGAAAAAGATCCTCAAGATGACAGATGAAGAAATCATCGAAGAAGAACAGAAGATCGAAAAAGAAAGAATGAAGAGAATTCAAGCAATTCAACAAAACCCTCAGATGGCTTCTTTGGATCCTAGAAATAAAGAAATCATGGGAGATTTTGGAATGCTTGGACAAGGAGACGCACAATGAATCAAACATCACTAGACCTGATCAAGGCAATCAAAGAAGGTAGCAAAGAAGACGTTGACATCCTTTTCAGAAAACGGATGGTTGAATCAATCAAACCGAAGCTCGAAGAGATGAAAAAGAAAATCGGAAAGACGATGATGAAGGAGAATCAGAATGATTGATAATTCCCGTCTGGCATCTGTCATTTTCGATGGCGGAAAGAAAATTTCGCAGTCGCATTACATTCAGATCTGTGAATCTATTGAATCTGATAAATTGACTCTTGATGATTATGTTATTGCATATAAGAAGCGCGAAGGTATTCTCGGAAACATCTTCTTTTCTTTGAAAGATGGATCGAGAGTTCTTCTTGACGAAGAATGCGTAAGTATCCTGAAATCTCTTGATATGGATAAAGAAGTCCTGATTGAATACATGAGTGATTCATATGACAACTTCTTTAGAATTATCAAAGAGATCGTTAATTCAAAGGAAACGAAAGACTGAAAATGCAGTATCTCATCGAACAAGTCGACTCCGAAGTTATTCGGGAAATTGAAAACGGAAAACCGACAATGAAAATTGTCGGAAAATTTCTCATGTTCGATAAGAAAAATCGCAATGGAAGAATCTATCCAAAGAAAGTGATGGAGGAAGCTGTTCGGACATATCAGAAAGTTTTCATTGACAATCGCAGAGCGCTGGGAGAACTAAACCATCCAGCCGGAAGAGTATCTGTTGATCCAGAAAGAGCTTGCATTCTTGTCGAAAGTCTAGAGCAAGAAGGTAATCACTACATCGGTAAAGCCAAAGTTCTTTCTACTCCGCTAGGTAAGCTTCTTGGTAATCTTCTTGATGATGGAGTCAAGATCGGAGTTTCTTCGAGAGGTGTTGGTGACATCATCAAGAAGAATGGTACGACGTATGTCAAAGAAGGATATGAAATCAAAACAGCAGCTGATGTTGTTTTTGATCCATCTGTGGCAGATGCCTTTGTCGAATGTCTGATGGAAGACGTCGAGTATGTCAAGTACGGAGATATTCTAGTCGAAAAAGATCTTTTTGAAATCAGAGATTCTGTAAGAGCGGCTTCAATGTCTGATCTAGAATCTGCTAAATTGAATGCGTTCAAAACATTCCTTGATAAAATCAAGGTCTAAGTAAAGAATCTTAAGGAGATTTCAACAATGACAATTGAAAAGAAATTGCTTGCTATCATGGAAGGAAAGACCGAACTGGTCGAATATCACATGAAAGGCACAGTCAACGGAAAGCCATTTGCAGCATGCTGTGATGACGTATACAGTCCCGATGAAATTCTTGCTCAGAATCCTCATCTTTCTGCAGATGAGGCAAAAGCGGTTCATGAACATACGGAAACAGATAACTTCATTGATGGATACGCTGGTACAGAAGGTCTTCATGGTGGACATCTTGTGAAGATTTCAAGCAATGGTGGATATCAAGGAGATAAGACAGAAATGCAAAACAAAATCTCCAAGCTTTCTGAAGAAACTGAAGATCCGTATGCATCAAATCGGGAAGAATATGCTCTAGGCTTTGCAAAAGATTGGAAGACAGCCAGAACTTCTAAGAGTTCTTCTGGATACAAAGCTTCGCAATTGTTTCATACGTCCGAATTGGAACCGAATCATGTATACACATATGATAATCATGGAGATGATGTATACTATGGAGACAATATCAGACATTTCAAAGTTCTATCTAAGAATGAAGATGGAAGCGTAACTGCACATCCAGTTCTTCCTTCTAGCCACGAATTTGCTTTGGTTCCTGGAACTAAGCCATTCACGATCAAATCTGGAGAAATTGACGGTATGCCAGAGTCTAACCATTATTCAACTTCAAGTGTCTATGGTCTGACAAAACCTAAATTCGAGTCCGATAAAGAAGACGATGAAATTTCCGATCATCGTGGAAATTTTAATTCTAGCAGAAATCCTTTCAATGAATCCAAGAAAGAAATGAAAGACGATGCAGAAGGCAAAGCAGATCAAGTTACAGATGAGCCTGCTGTAACAATCGAGAATCCTCTAGATCCAGCTCTTGCTGGTTCTGATGCCGATGACCAAAATCCTCAGCCAGAAGACGAAGAAGAAAAGATCGAAGAATCTGCAACCAGAGATCATGTCATTGAGAAGGCAACCGATTTCTTCAATAAAAAGCATGATGCAAATTTTAGTCCCAAGCAAATTCACGATTATCTCTATAATCCAAATTCGAGAGGAGAAGCGGCAGTTCTCGACTTTGTGAATAAGAAACCAGAACTTGAAGATGCAAATGCTTCAGGTGAAATGCATAAGCACTTTGGTATGTCCAGATCAAAGTTTCAAAATCTTCTCGATTTCAATGAGTCATTGAATGATGGATCTTATTCTGCATCTGGTGAAACTGGTGGCGATTCTATTCAGCATGGCGACTGGACAATCACTCTCCATGCCAAAGCTGGAAATAACGGAGCTTCAATTGTAGCACGTCATAAGGATGGCGGAGCAAAACTGAATGTGTTCAGTGGATCTGCTGCTCAAGCGGATAGTTTCTTCAACCATCCTTCGCATCTGAAGAAGACTGTTGATATTCTTTCTGGCAAAGTTCAAGAAGAAGTTGAAGAGCTCTCAGAAGAATTCAAAGAACAAGCAAGAGCTCTATTTGAAGCAAAGCTTGCAGAAGAAGTTGAACTTGCAGTTGCAGAGAAAACTGCTCAGTTCGAAGCAACATACACACAAAAGCTCGAAGAGTCTGTCTCCGAGTTTGAAAGAAATTTGATTGAACAAATTGATGGATATTTCGACATTCTGTCGGAACAATGGATGCGTGATAATGAACTTGCTCTAGAAGCAGGAACCAGGTCTAGTCTGACCGAATCGTTCATGGAAAGTATCAAGAAAGTATTTGATGCCCATTACATTGATTTCCCAGTCGAGAAGATCGACATCGTGGAATCAATGGAAAAGACTCAAGACGAACTCAAAGACGAAATCGTCCAATTGAAACTCGCTCTTGATGAAAAGGCTCAAATGCTCGAAGACACAAAGCGTGAAATCATCATGGAGAACGCGACCAAAGGAATGACCGAAATCGATGCTATCAAGCTGAAAACTCTTGTAGAAGAACTCGGACCAACTTCAAACGAAGAACTAACTAAGAGACTATCTTCGTTGAAAGAGTCTGTTTTCGGAAGTGGCAAGAAAATCGAAATCGATCAATCTAAGCTGAATTTGTCGTCTAAACCTCTGGTTGAAGATGCAGAAATCAAGAAACCTTCTGAAACACGGGTTTCAAAGTATGCAGATCATATCAGAAAGGCTACAACGAAGCGTAAGTAAGAATATCCAAAATTCAATCTAAAAGGAACTAAAATGGAAAAAGATCAAATCCTGACCGAAAAGTGGGCAGAAGTGCTCGACGTGGAAGGCGTCGGCGAAATTAAGGATGCATATCGTCGCAAGGTGACTGCAATCCTTCTCGAGAACCAAGAAAAGGCAAACGAAGAAACTCGCCATGCTCTGTTCGAAGCAGCTCCAACTAACTCGGTTGGTGGCTACTCGGATACAGGCGGCATCGCTAAGTTTGACCCGGTTCTGATCTCGCTGGTTCGTCGTACTGCTCCTCTGCACATCGGCTTTGAACTTTGCGGCGTTCAACCAATGGTCATGCCTACTGGTAAGATCTTTGCAAGACGCGCAAAGTACACGAACCAAGCTGGTTCGGAAGCTCTCTATCAAGAAGCTAATACTGGTTTCTCCGGTACTGGCACTCAAGCAGGTACTAACCCTGGCGTTCTGAACGATACTGTTCCTGGTACGTTCACATACGGTACAGGTATGTCGACTGCTGCTGGTGAAGCTCTTGGTACTTCCGGTAGCCCAGCTATCGCCGAAATGTCCATGACCTTCGAATCGAAGATGGTCGAAGCCAAGACTCGCGCTCTGAAGGCCGAATACTCTGTGGAACTCGTGCAAGACCTGCGCGCAATCCACGGTGTGGAAGCTGAGCAAGAACTGATCGACATCCTGTCGACGGAAATCATCTCGGAACAAAACCGCGAAATCGTTCGTACCATCCTCGTGTCCGCTAAGCCTGGTGCTCAGTTTGCGACCGTTCCTGGTATCTTCGACCTCGACGTTGACTCCGGTGGCCGTTGGTCTGTTGAGAAGTTCAAGGGTCTGATGTACGGCATCGAACGCGATGCTAACCAAATCGCCAAGGAAACTCGTCTGGTGCGTGGTAACGTGATTGTCTGTTCGTCAGACGTTGCTTCCGCTCTCGCTCTGGCTGGTGTTCTTGACTTTGCTCCGGCAGTTCAAGGTCCTTCTATCGTTGACGAAACTTCGGTGACCTTTGCAGGTATCCTGAACGGTCGTTATCGTGTGTTTATCGATCCATATCTTGGCTCGAACAACGAAAACTGGCTTGCAGTTATCGGTAAGGGTGCAGACGCTTATACGGCTGGTCTCTACTACTGCCCATACCAAGCTCTTCAACTGCATCGCGCTGTTGATCCGCTCAGCTTCCAACCGAAGATGGCGTTCAAGACTCGTTACGGTCTGACAGCTCATCCGTTCGCTAACCCGACGGACGTGACTGGCGGTATGACTGCTAACTCGAACACGTTCTTCAGACGTGTCAAGGTTTCGAACCTCCTGTAATCCGCAAGGAACAGAAAAGAAGGCCCTTCGGGGCCTTTTTTACGTCTGGACATATCTTGATACATCATAACGATAAAAATGCAACCAGAGCCGTTGTCGTTAATCTATCAATGACTCTAAGTATGATGCAACTCCTACGTTTGAGCATACCAAGAAAGAAGAGCATGAGCAATCTATCTACACTCATCGAATCAATGCTTCTCAACGAGAACAGAATCGATTTCCTTAAAGACACAGTCAAAGAAATTTCAACCGATCATGATGACTTCGCAGAACATAAAGATGCAAAGTCGATTATCGATCACTTTGCAGAGCATGCAGATCCATCAAAGAAGAAGATCTACACTCAGTGGATCGTGAATCGATACAAAGATAAAGACTTCAGACAAGAAGATGCCGATCGAATCAAAGAATCGCTTGGACACTTTGATTCTCATAAAGCGAAGCTTGAAAAGAAAGACATCGGACAATACAAGAGTTTGAATGAAGTTGAAGATGCCGTGGCACCACACATCGGAACTCATACATCAAAGTCTGCAGAAGACAAAGCTATCAAAGAAGAAGGAGCAACTAAGCTTCTAGATACAGATTCTCTATCAGTTCATCAGATCCATACGCACGATGCAGCTTGCAGATACGGAGCAGGAACGAAGTGGTGCACAGCATCAAAAGATCATTCAAGCTATTTCGACAACTATTCAAGTCAAGGTCCGCTTTTTGTTTTCAGAGATAAGAAAGAAGACAAGAAATACCAATTTCATGCAGAGACTGGTCAATTCATGAATGTGCTTGATAAACCAGAAGATATCAATCAATTCGTCGATAAACATCCAGATCTTAGAGGTGTAGATGAACTTCGAAATCGACATCCGGCATTTGAATCTGATTATTCTAAGCTGCTAGAAAATTCAAAAGCAAATGGAAAATATGCCAATAGAGCAATCGGAAGGCTTGACGCAGATGATGCAGTTGAAATCCATAAGCTACATCCTAAAAGTGTTTCGGTTAGCAACCTGCTCAAGAATAAGAATCTGTCATCCGATCATATCGATAGAATCTATGATACAGCGAAAGCAGAAAGCAAGAAGGCTGGATATTATCTATCAATCGATGAGTTCTATGAACATCCGAATACATCTTCTCGAGTCAGAGATCTTACAATTCCTCAGAGTGTGTATTCAATCAACAATTCAAAATCTATCTCGCCTGCCCATTTGATCCAGCATATCAAAAATCCAAAATCAGATAGGGAAATCATCATCAATTCTATTGCACATCCGAATGCAACGAAAGAAGTCCATGATCATGTCATTGACAATCCGTCATATCAAGGTGTGATTGCTAGACATAAGAAAGCTTCGCCGGAACATCTAGAAAAGCTAGCCGGGTCAGAATTTAGCTGGATTAGATCATCTGTTGCATCAAACAAGAACACTCCAAAGCACGTGATTGAAAAATTGAAAAACGATTCTGAACCTAGCGTGCAAGAAGCAGCTTTGAAGAATAAGAAGAAATAAGAGGCAAGAATGTCAGACATTATCAACGAAGAACTAGAATATACAATTATCAGCAATAACCTTGCCGATATTAAGAAGGCAGCCGAGGAACATAACAAAACTGCTAGATATTACGCCAAACAAAGTATTCCAACTAGAGCATCTCAAGATTTCGGAATCATTCATGAAAAAGAAACCGGAATGCCAATTGCTACTGTTTCAAGACAGAAAGACTATGGTGGGTATCGTCATAATTTTCAATGGCATCCAGATTTTTTGAAAATTCATCCAGGCATTGAGTCAAGTCCTGGAAAATTTGATATCTTCAATCTCAATAAAGATACCTATAAACTGAAGTCAAAAGACGATGTCAGACTCCATGTCTTGCACGCATTGATCAATGCTCACAAAAATGGATATCGCAATCCAATCTCTGCACTCAAGAGCGAAGACGGGCAATACAAGATCTTTCACGATGACCTCAATCATGATCTAGGAACGCTGAAACCAATCAAGAGAGGATACTCCGACGCTTTCGAGTATGAACCATCGTCAGAAGTCAGAAGTCAATTGAGCGATCTTCAACTCAAATCAATTGGACATCCTGCTAGAGAAGACGAAATTCATGGATTTGCAATGAAGGTGCACAAAGAACTTTCGTCCGAAAAGCCTTATGCAGTTGGTTCTCATACATCGCCCGGATCTTATTCAACTCATCACGCTTATGTCTCGCATCTTTCTCCTGAAGATCTTTCTAAAGAACACGAAAAGACTATGGAAAACGAAGGACATGACATTACAAGAACTAGTCCAGTAACTTTCGAGGCTAGAAAGCAAGGATCGAAGGATACAATTCTTTCTCATGTGATTGGATCGAAACTTCATGTGCACAAATTCAGAGAAAATCATGAAGACTACGCAACTGATCAGCTTTCTGCAGTTCTGAAGAATAGCGATTCTAAGTAAGAAGTAATTCTTCGGAGATAACATGGCATATCAAAAAACAAGATTCAAGATCAAGACGTCGACTGTAAATTCGACACCTCAGCCTACAGACCTTATTCCAGGCGAACTAGCATTCTCCGAAATTTCTGGCGGATTGTTCATCAAGTATTCAAATGGAACTGTCCAGCAGATTAATAATGGAACTGGATACTATCAAACAAGATGGGATTTGATTTCAGGACTGATTGCTGACAACCCGACTCTATCATCTGCTCTGAATGCTAAACAAGATTTGCTAGTTCCGGCATCCGGAATTACTCTAGTCGGCGGAGCAATTGGACTGAACTACGCGGCTATCATTTCAAATCTGAATATGGGAACTGCAGCGTTCAAAGACGTGGGAACTGGCTCTAACGATGTTGCTGCTGGAAATCATACGCATACGAAGTTTGAAGTCGGTCTTGGAAACGTCGATAACACATCGGATCTATCAAAGCCAATTTCTTCGGCTACTCAGGCTGCTTTGAATACAAAGGCTGATAAGACTCTTGCCTCTCCAATCACAGATGGCCTGATGTCGAAAGAAGACAAATCAAAGCTTGATGGTCTAGATGGATCGATTGGAGGAGCTGATCTTTCTTTTGTTCTTGACAGAGCTAATCACACTGGAACTCAAGCGATTTCGACAGTTTCGGGATTGCAGACTGCATTGGATGGTAAGGTCAATTCATCGGCTGTTTCTTCATACTCTCTTGGAGTTCTCGGATCAGCCAATCAATCTGCATTCAAGACAGCAATCGGAATCGGTAACGTCGATAATACTTCGGATCTATCAAAGCCAATTTCTTCGGCCACTCAGGCTGCTTTGAATGCTAAACAGAATGTTCTAACCGCGGGATCTAACATCTCTATCGTCGGCGACACAATTTCTGTCACCGGACTTTCCCTTACTGCCGATTGGTCTTCAATCACAAACAAACCAACGACATTCGCTCCATCAGCTCATACTCACACAAAGAGTGAAGTAGGACTTGCAAACGTCGATAACACCTCTGATGCAAACAAGCCGATCTCGGTAGCAACACAAGCTGCTCTAGATGGTAAAGCATCAAATGCTGTTGCAACCACATCAGTCAATGGATTGATGTCATCAGCTGATAAGACAAAGCTGAATGGAATTGCAACGAACGCAACCGCTAACTCGACTGATGCATTCTTGCTATCAAGAACGAATCACACTGGAACTCAAGCGATTTCAACTGTTTCTGGATTGCAGACTGCTCTTGATGGTAAAGTCAATTCTGTTGCATTTTCTTCATATTTTCTGACTCTCACTACATCTGCAGATTCCAACGCTCTGAAATCTCTTCTTGGATTGGATCAAGTAACGAATACGAACGATCTAGCCAAGCCTGTTTCGACTGCAACTCAAACAGCGCTTAACGCCAAAGCAGATAAAACGGCGGCAACAACGACAGCTGATGGCTTGATGTCATCAGCAGATAAGACAAAGCTGAATGGAATTGCTTTTTCTGCAACAGCAAACTCTTCTGATGCGTTTTTGCTATCGAGAACAAATCACACTGGAACTCAAGCGATTTCAACTGTTTCAGGATTGCAGACTGCTCTTGATGGTAAAGCAGATAAGACAAATGCAACTGGTCTTCAAGCTGGCTTGATGGCACCTGCGGATAAAATCAAACTAGACGGAGTTGATACGAACGCGACAGCAAACTCGCCTGATGCAACTCTTCTAGATAGAGCTAATCACACTGGAACTCAAGCGATTTCGACAGTTTCGGGATTGCAAACTGCTCTTGATGGCAAGCAAGCAACGCTTACTGCTGGTGCAAACGTCACAATCGTTGGCAATACAATCTCTGCTACAATCGATGGTACAATTGAAACAGACTGGTCTTCAATCACAAACAAACCAACGACATTCGCTCCATCAGCTCATACTCACACAAAGAGTGAAGTAGGACTTGCAAACGTCGATAACACGTCGGACGTTGCGAAGCCTGTATCAATTGCTACACAGGCTGCACTTGATCTTAAAGTGAATTTGTCAAGTGTTTCTTCTTATGTTCTGAACAATATCCTTGGATCCGCATCTGCAGCGTCTATCAAGACAACTCTGGCTTTGAATAACGTAGATAACACTTCGGATCTAGCAAAGCCAATTTCAACAGCAACTCAAACAGCACTGAATGGCAAAGCTGATACGACTGTAGCAACCACATCAGTCAATGGATTGATGTCATCAGCTGATAAGACAAAGCTGAATGGAATTGCAACGAATGCGACTGCAAACTCGCCTGATGCAACTCTTCTGAGCAGAGCTAATCACACTGGAACTCAAGCGATTTCAACTGTAACTGGATTGCAAACTGCATTGGATGGCAAGCAAGCCACTCTTACTGCTGGTTCAAATATCACGATTGTTGGAAATACGATTTCCGCTGCGGCAGGAGGAAGTATCCAGAAAGCATCGACAGCGACTTCAACTCAAGTATCTGCTTCATCTAGCAGTGTAACTTTGCTTGCATCAAATGTCAATCGACTTGGATTTTCTTTTGCGAATGAATCTAACATGGCGGTTTATATCGCATACGCTAACACTGCATCAAATACAGCTTATTCGATCAAATTGGATCCGGGCGATTATTATGAAACCTCTGCATATGTCTACAGAGGTCAAATTTCAGCGATTTGGGATTCTTCTTCGACTCCGACTGGATTTGTTGCAATTACAGAATTGACAGCCTAAGGATAAAATATGCTAGCTAGTATTCAATCAAATTCTTCATCTGTTCAACTGCTAGCAGCAAATGCTAGCAGAGAAAACTTCATCATTATCAACGAGGCAACGACTGCATTGTATATTGCATTCAAAGATACAGCAAGCACGACATCATTCACTACACGGCTAGATCCAGGCGATTTTTACGAATCTTCAAACCTCGTATATACGGGAGTTATCAGTGGAATTTGGGCTGGATCGCCCACCGGATATGCAAGAATCACAGAGGTATAAGGAAAAATAATGCCAATTTCAAGATCAGTCAAAATCAAAAAAATCAATGGAAAAGTTGGAGATGCTTCTGGGAATTTGATTCTTACAAAGGCAGATGTTCAGGGACTACAGGCCGATCTGGATACTATTAATTCGAGTTTGTCTGGTGTCAATAGATCTCCAAGTGTCGTTGCCGATACCTCTACTGTTCTGGATTCTGCAACAAATATTACCGGAAATGTCATTACGAATGACACAGATGCCGATGGAGATACATTCGTCGTATCTTCAATTTCTTATTCTTCAACTGCGTATACAGTCGGAACTTCGTTCACTACAACATATGGATCTTTCGTTATCAGCGCGAATGGGTCTTACACATTTACACTCGGAACAGCTGCTAGAGCGCTTTCTCAAGGTCAATCGGCATCTGAGGTATTCACATATAGAGTGACAGATATCCGAGGCGGAACATCAACTTCAACTACATTGACAATTTCAATTACAGGATCTAATCAAGCTCCAATTGCTTCTGCAGACGTTGGAATTGTGCCTCTGAATACAACTCTAACGGGCAACGTTCTTTCGAACGATTATGATTATGAATCTAATGCTCTTTCGGTTGTAAGTTTCACATACACAGGCGCAGGATCGAATTTCAATCCAGGAACTACAGCTACAATTTCTGGTGTCGGGACTGTTCGAATCAATGCAGATGGTGCATATACTTTCACTCCAGAGAGCAACTTCTCTGGGCTAGTTCCGAACATTTCTTATACAATTTCAGATGGAACTAATACAAACTCTGGAAATTTGAGTTTCGTAATGCAACAACCAGCAGCATCATATTCTGATACTGTGAATTGGTTCAATCAATATGCAAACGGAACTATCGTTCCAACAAACATTGCTCCAAATCCTTTGAACGGAAGATCTGCACCGACTCCGATTACATCTGCTCTGTCAACGACATACCCTGCCTGGGATTTTACTCTTCCTCTGCCTTCGCAAGTAGGACGAACAAATTCTTCTTACGATTTCAGAGTCGGTCCAGGAAAAGAATATACGAACATCCACGATGTTCCTTGGTTGTCTTTGCTTCCGGGAGACAGAGTTTTCATCTATTACGATGCAGCTGGATATAAACAGATGATTCCGATCTATTTCAGAGGTGATCAGACTAGATGGATTGAAATCATCGGCGTGAAGGGTCCGAATGGAGAACTTCCATTCTTTGATGGAATTGAAGCAGTTGAATATCCAGGATCTTTGACTAATCAGTATCATTATGGAACTGCAGCAATTACTGTTAGATTTCCAATTGGCGGAAGCTCAACTTTCAAGCCTGCATTCATTCATATTTCAAATCTTGAATTCAGAAACTTCAATTCAAAGAACTACTTTACTGCATATACCGGAGTCAGACAGAAATGGGGAACTTTCGCTTCTGGAATTACGTTCCAGGGTGTAGATCATATCACAGTTTCTGGATGCAAGTTTGATACCTGCGGACTTGGAATTTTCGGAACATCGAATCCAGCACTTGGTGAACGATCGATGTCGAGATATATTCATACGCTTTTCAATTACTTCACGAATTGTGGAAATGGCGCATGGAATCCAGATGGAGTCTATAGCACTCATAGCATGTATACAGAAGGTGCATATGCAATTCACGAATTCAATTATTTCGATCCTTTGACAGATGGATCTGCTGGAGATCATCTGAAAGAAAGATCTTCTGGTCAAGTTTTCAGGTATAATAGATTCTTGTGCGGAGCTGCCAACGCAATCTCTATCAGAGATCCGGAAGCAAGTTATGACGCAACTGCTAATCTCGATGATAAGTTCGGAACTAGACTATACCAAGAATCTTACATCTATTCCAATACATTCTACTTGAGAGATACAAGTTGCAATGCAATCGGTCACGGTGATGGACTCTATTCAATCAACAATGAAATTCGAGGAGGAAACGTATATTTCTACAAGAACATTGTTGTCGGCAAAGGAGATGCAACATCTGGATATAGAGGCATTCAATACGATCCTCTTCCATATACTCTTTTTTCTCCAATGAATATTAGAGAAGCGGTAACTCTATATGCTCAGAACAATCTGTTCTGGTCAGATAAAGCTACATCTTCATACGCTCTAACTCCAGACTTGGGAATTTTCTATTGGGGTGGAATTGGGGTATTCAACGATAACATTGCCCATAATGTTCGTCCAGTATTCATCGATGCGTCCTTCGTTCCTACTAATAGTGATACACTAGCTCGCGGACCTAGATCGACTGCAACAATGTCTAGCCTCAATCTAACAAATACCAACACAGATCCGCAATTCCTTGACTGGGCAACTAACGATTTCAGTCTGCTTCCAACCTCTCCATTCTTCAGTCTGAATGGAACGGATTATGCAGTGGTAACTCAAAGAGGACTTGCATCTCAGGGAAATCCAGTAAATTATCCTTTCAATAAGATTCCGGCTCCTTCTATCAGAACGAATCCTAGCATTACCGGAAATATCGTTGTCGGTAACGTTATGACTGTTACTCCTGGTGTCTGGGCTCCTATTCCATCGACAAGAACTTACGTCTGGAAAAGAAGAACAACAGGCGGAACTATCACGCAGGTTGGAACTGGAACAACATATACGACAGTTGCAGGAGATGTAACTAATGAATTGTTTGTCGAGGAAACCGCATCCAATGATGCTGGATCAGCAACGGCAACATCAATGGCCAGAGTTATCGTTTCAGCAACAACTCCAATCAATACTGTAGCTCCTGTTGTTAGCGGATCTCTCCAAGTTACATTCCCGATTTCCGTAACGAACGGGACTTGGAGTGGTTCTGTTACATCTTATGCTTATCAGTGGAAGACGGCATCTAACAATCAACCAATTCCAGGAGCAACTTCATCAACTGTGACTCTTGATTCTTCTTACGTTGGACTCGGTGTTTACTGCACGGTTGCCGCATCTAATGCAGGCGGTGAAATTGGATATGCAAACTCTGATGTTGTTGTAATGCTTCAAGTTGATAACGATCCAGATGTCAATGGAGTATATCAGTTTGATGCTGCAAATGGAACTAAACTGAGTGCTCTGAATCCGCCAAAATGGAAGGGAACAGATACAGTTTATTACGGATTCACTCAAGATATGTTTGAAACGCTGAATGGTCAGCTAGTTGGTAACACGACATATATCTTCTCAAACGGCACTCCAGTTTGGCATGAAAATGGAACTCAGAATGACGATCAAAGCGTTGGAGCAACATTCAATCTCCCACCTGGAACTGTGATTCTCACTCTCCAAACAAAGTCGACATCGACTGGATACAAACTTGACATTGGACCGACATCGATGGCCATGTATAAGAACGGTGCTTATATGTGGTTCATTGGATCTGTGACTCATAATCTACCTTCAACAAACGCAAGAGTGAAAATGGTGAAGGTCGGAAATAATGTGAAAGTCTATGGAAATTCTAACGAAGTTCTGATTGATTTCACAGACGATGGTTCTTTCCAAGGTGCTGTTCTTACAGGCGGATGGCCTGGACTCTCCGTGGGAGGAAATATCGCAAATGCAGCAACAAACGGATTCCTTAGCTGGACAGATAATCCAACATGGTGAACAACATGAGACTTCTTAATGAACTAATTCTGGAGTCTCTAGATTCGGATCCGAATCTAGAGCATGCTGAAGATCTGAAAGCATTGATGATCAAATCATCAATGTCTTTCTGTGGACATTCGAATGTTTCTATGTTCACAGATGGAAAAGATCATTATTCGACATCGAAACATGATGGAGCAATTGAAATTCATCATTTTGATTTTGACGATAATATTGGATCGCTAACCGGGAATGCTCCAAATCCTAGATTCATTTCAAACATCAGACATCTAGCAGAGCCATTTCTCAATCGAGGAAATAAAGTTCGGTTTGTAACATCAATAGATATGCATAATTCTATCAAGAAGCTCACTTCTAGAATGAATAGATCTAATGATTACATCATCAATTCATTTGATACAGAGGAACCAGAAAGATATGGAGCCCCTTCTCATATTAAATTGAAATCACTTGAAATCCAGAAGTCTAAATAATCAATCTCATTTAAGGAAAATCACATGACACAAATCAAGAAATTCAAAGACTTTCTAATCGAATCAAAGATTCTTTCAGAGTCTGGAATTCTTCTCGAGAATCGTATTGACTTCGTGAAGAATCTTTATTCAAGCAAAGGCGTGAATACTTCGCACGATTCAACTGCTATTCATCAGGATCCAGCAGATATTGTCGATCACTTTGCCGAAACTGCAGATCCAACAAAGAAGAAAGTCTATACGCAATGGGCGGTTGCTCGATATAATGATGGTCAGACTCGTCAAGAAGATGCTCATAGACTGAAGCCAACCCTTGAACTCTTTGACAAATGGAAACACAAGCTTCCAGAGAAAGACATCAACAAATATAAGACGATTGGTGATGTTGAAAAGGCTGTCGAGCCTTACAAAGAAGATACAGGCAAAGTTCACATTGTCAAATCTTGGGAAATTCCTGAACACCCTGGTCAAGAAAAGAAATATGAAGATGATCGAATCAAGATCTACAGACTTCATAGCAAAGAAGCATCTCAGAAACTTTATGGTGGAAACACCGATGAAAAGGGAACGACCGATTGGTGCACGGCGATGGACGGCAAACATTGCATGTTTGATGCATATAAAGACAAAGGAAATCTTCATGTGATTCATGACAAGAAGACCGGCGAAATTTATCAGTATCATGCTCATGATAATCAATTCATGGACAGATATGACCGTAGAATTTCCGATGATGCTTTCCTTGACATTGCTCCGCATCTGCATAAAGCTTGGGAACAAGATCACTCTTTGGTTTCTTGATCTTATACGGCCAATCTTAACGAGAACGGCCTCCATTGCATTTTAAGACAGAGGGAGGACATAGATACCTCCCTCTTCTTTTGATGGTAAGTAGATAGAATCAAGGAAAAGAACATGGCAGCACCATCTTACAAATTGAACATCCCGAAAGGTGAAGACTCAACACTTGCGATGATCTGGAAAGGATCAAATCGAGAGCCGGTTGACTTGACTGGATTTTCCTTCGAAGCCGAACTTTATTCGGATCAATCAACTGTATTCAGAACATTGACACTCGGAAACGGTGGAATTCTAGTTGATGCGGCATCAGGCAAGATTCAATTGAACTTTGCTGATGATCTGTCTGACGGAATCCGACTAACGGCATATGCTCAATACAAAGTTTGGATGACCACTCCAGATCTACAGAGAAAGCTATTCCTCAAAGGCAATCTTTCATTCTACGACCAATGAGCAACGATACAATTCTAGAAATCATCGAAGACAGTTCGACGATTGAAATTGTCGTCGGGGGAACATCATCCGATAAAGTCATCGAGATTGTAGATAAACAATCAATCGAAGTTTTTAATTCGTCTGATGTGATCTTCATTCAAAGAGATACATCAGGCGGAACAGCCGAACTTGGAAAAATTCAAAAACCTGCTGGATATAACATTTCTGGTCATAGAGCATTGATTTTGAATCAATTCGGTCAGGTCGAATATGCTTCTAGTTCAAATCCACTTCATATCAATAGAGTAATTGGAATTTCTCTCAATGCTGCGATAAGTGGAGATATAGTCAATGTTCGAACTCAGTTTGAGATTACAGAACCTTCTTGGAATTGGATTCTAGATGTTCCAATTTTTCTTGGAGAAAATGGAAATCTGACTCAGTCGCCTTCTAGTAATGGAGTTTTCATTCAACAGCTTGGATATCCAATTTCATCAACGACAATCTACGTTGATCTTGGTATCTGTATTTCAATCAATTAAGGAGTTCTTATGGGAACCGCATCAACAACAAAAATTCTGAAACAAGTATCTGGACAACTCAGAGAAGAAACTACACTGACAACGTCTGCAGGAGCCGGCGATGCTAATAAGATTCCAGCTCTGAATGCTTCAGGAATTCTCGATTCAACAATCATCAACAGCAAGACGACATCAGCGGGTGCTGGAGATTCCGGAAAGATTCCAGCTCTGAATGCATCTGGAATTTTGGATGACAGTATTGTCAACGCCACAGTAACCAGTTCTGCAAATAAGCTAGTCAAACTTGATGGTTCTGGTAAACTTGATGTTACAGTTATGCCAACAGGAATCGGGGCAGACACTGCTTCAATTTTGGCATCTGAAACACTGGCTGCTGGAGATCTTGTCAATATCTATAACAACACCGGAACTGCAAACGTCAGAAAAGCAGATGGATCTACATCAGGGAAAGAGGCTCATGGATTTGTTCTTTCTGCGGTGACGAGCGGACAGAACGCAACTGTCTATTTCGAAGGAACCAATACACAGCTGACCGGAATGACTCCTGGCGTTCAATATCTTTCGGCATCTACGGCAGGAAGAACAACATCAACAGCTCCAACAGGAAGCGGAAATGTCGTTCAAATCGTTGGTCTGGCAGTTTCTGCAACATCTTTGAACTTCCAAATGGAACTTCCGATTGTTCTAGCATAAAATGGCACAAAAACGTCCTCTTGTATTGATTGATGGTAGAATTCAAGAGCTTCCTGCAACAGATACAATTCTGTATGCAGATGCTCTTTCAGATCACGGATCTTTGATCGGGTTATCCGATGACGACCACACTCAATATTACAATCAGTCAAGAGGCGATGCTAGATACGCTCAGTTAGGACATACACATACGCTTTCAAATCTTTCGCAGTCAGGAGCAACGACTGGACAGACGGCGATTTGGAATGGATCAGCATGGACTCCGGTGACATATGCAACAGGGACCATGACAGCAACAAGAGCTGTCATGACAGCAACTCAAGCATCTACGTCAACTACATTAGCAAATGTGACACAACTTGCTCTTGCAATGGTGGCGAATGCAGTTTATAAGATTGATTGCTTTGTAACTTTCCAATCCGCAGCAACCACGACAGGACTCAATTTAGGTATTTCAACTCCATCTGGGTGCAGAAATATGGTTGAGATCGTTGTTCCAATTACATCAACTGCGGCAGCATCTCAACTAAGAACTATTTTCCCTAATGCAGCAACTGCAACTAATCTAGGCAACGTTCTTGGAACCGGTGTGACGGCTACAGCATCGAATCATACAGCAAGAATTTCCGGAATAATTGCTAATGGAGCGACTGCTGGAAATTGCCAAATTCAATTTGCTACAGAAGTTGCATCTTCTGCAATCACACTTCAGACAGGGTCTGAACTCAACTTGATTAGAATTGCATGATTACAATCGGAAACGTTGCTTCAGGGACAAGAGGCGGAGGAAGTGGAAGCATTACTGCCTCAATCACTGTCACGTCTTCTGGTAACGCATTGCTAGTCGGTGCTGCTCAGATTGATACTGCAATTACATCACCAACAAGCGTTTCAGGAGTCGCTGGGGCAACTTTCACAAAAATTTCTGAAGGCATTTCTGTTGCAGAAAATGGATTTCCTTCATATCAAGGAAGTCCGACAATTTGGATTGCAACGAACGTTCCAGCTGGAACATATACTGTATCCGTGAATTATGCAGGATCTGCAGATCTATATGGAACGATTTCTGTTGTTGAAGTATCTCCGATTTCTTATAACTCGCAGCAAACAAATTCTGGAAATAGTACAACTCTAACAACAGGATCGATTTCAGCGCCTGATAATTCGATCACATTCTCTTGCTTCCATGTATCTCCAAATAATGCAGGAATTGGATTTTCTGCAGCAACATCGGGGTGGACTCGGCATGGGGTTCAAAATGATGGAAGTTCGAATACTGGATTCGTTTTCGAAAGTAACACTAGAACGACAGCAGCAACAATTTCAGAAACAATCACAATTGCAACAGTCGCGGCGCCTTGGTCTGTTGCAAATGTGATATTGCTTGATGCATCTGCTGTTGCTAGACCAGTTTTGATCAACGATTCTGGCAAGATTTCTCAGATGACTTCTGCAGACACTGTTGATGCTCCGTCGAATGCCGATCATGGTAATTTCACAGGTCTATCTGATGATGACCACACTCAATATTACAATCAGTCAAGAGGCGATGCTAGATACGCTCAGTTAGGACATACACATACACTGGCATCCATACAACAATCATCAGCAAATATTGGAGATATTATTACATGGAATGGAACTAATTGGGTTGCTTCTT